CGGACAGAGGTACTGGGACGCCGTGGAAGTTACTTGCTCCATCGAGGTTCCCACTCCAGAGGGTTCCACCCTTACCATCCTCGGACACGCCGATGCCATTCGTGGAACTGGAATTGAGCGGAAAGTCTACGAATTCAAGCACGTCCGCCAGATACCCTCGAAGCCACAATTCGAGCATATTCTGCAGTTAAATTTTTACCTCGGAGCCCTCCAAATCCCACACGGAGTTCTCTGCTATGTGGGTTACCTTCCTGGAGGAGGCCTGGACATCAGGGAATTCCCGCACACCTTCAGTCATTGGCATTTCGAGCATCTAATCAACCGTGCAATAACGCTCCACACCCTGCTAATCCACCAGACTCCTCCGAGGTGTTCGTGTAAAGACCGCATTCACGAAGTGCAAATTTTGTAAGGAGGTGATGCTTATGCGTCTCTGTGAGTTGCAGCATCCCTTCTTCGAAAAAGAAAAGAGGCGGAAAACTGGTATTGACGTCGAGTATCCTATCCTGTATCCATACGGAATTCCGAAAGAATACCGCAGGTTCTGTTGCTTCATCGGAGCTAAGACAGAACAAGGAACCTGGATGGGAGCTGGAACCCTCATAGAGACCCGAGGAATTGTTGGTATTCTCACTGCCTACCATCTAATTGAGCACTGCCAGGAAGGCATCAACATCGCTTTCTTCCTCCAGAACGGTGATTGGACGGAATTCACAGTCCCACGTGGCTATGTAATAGTTGAAGAACCAAACCTGGACATCGCTTTTATAAAAGCCCCATACCTGCCATTGGAATTCCATCCTGTTCAAATCGGATGGGAGCGCCAAGTTGTCCTTTCCCTGCCATTGACCGCATTCGGATGTCCTAATGGAGTATTTGGTCACGTTTGGAAGCCTCAGCTGATAACAATCGCCGGAGGCATCATCTACACCAAAGGAATGGCAATTCCAGGAGTTTCCGGAGGCGGCATCTTCTCCAAAATCAAGAACAAGTTCTACCTCTGGGGAGTGCACATCGCAATCCATCTTTCTTCCTACACCCTGCTGTCAAGAACCGCAAAATTCGAGTTCCGGGACGAATAAGCCTGCCCAGCGCTGACCCCTCCTTGCCTTTCGGGGGGTCTCCATTGGAGACCCCCTTTTAATTCGTCACCATTTCAATGTTCTTTGATGAAAGGTATTATGATACCTATCTGGCAAAAATATTTTATCTGATGACGTTCTACGAGGGGGTACCTTAAAAAATGACGATTTTTCGTATAAAAAAAATTACGATTTTTCGTTGTTTTTAAAAAGCAGATTCCCAAAACGGTTTTTAGGCTTCTTTGGATGCTTGTGTAAAATTAAGAGAGAGCCTCAGCGGCTCCCCCCTAGCTTACTTTCTTGATTTTTGGGTTCCTTTCTTGCTTCTTGGCATGTTCTCAAACCTTTTAATCACGACCTCATTTGTTTCTTACCATTTATTTGCCCAGGATTTTCTTTATGACTATCCACCAACCTTGTGGTGCAACCAAGAATGCAATGATTTCGGCTATGTTTTCGTGGGGAACATAGCCCCATCCCATCAAAAGTGCGACAAAAACTGAAGCTACTATGGGAACAACAATATCTCTCAATCTTTCGCCCCATCTCTGCTCATTTAACCTTTTGATCAATTCCGTAAGCAAGATCACGACAGCGATTGATACAACAGAGACCAAAGGATGAGTTGAAGTTGTTACGGCAACAGTTGTAGTTGCCATTGTTGCTGTATCCATTTTTGGGAAAGAATTAATTACGACCTATTCCTCGACTTCCCCTTCCAATTCTTTCCATTCTTCCTCCATTCCCTCTTCCCATTCCTCTTCTTTAGGAAGCTCCAAGTCTTCCTCTGTTTCCGGTTCTAAAATTTCTGTTTCTGTGTCCATTTTTTATCACTTTTTAATTGCGACCAAAGATTTCATTGAATTTTTCGATTGTATTCAAGTCCGCTATTCCAGTAACCTGCAAGCCGTAGTTCTTTTGGAATTCCCTAACGGCCTGCCTTGTCAAGCCTCCATAGTATCCTGTGCATTCCTGTTCCGCAGGGAAATAGCCGAGCCATTGAAGGCCAACCTGCAATTTGACAACATCATTTCCTCTGTCTCCCATTTTCAAGTTTCTCGCATTGATTACCATTTTGGGCTTATTGAATGTTTGAGGCTGGTATTTGAAATCAATTAGATATGCTCCTAAAATTACTCCATTTTTGAATTGGTCTTCTGTAATAACTCCTAATCCGTTATATCCCCATTTTTCAGTCCAAGCGTGTTGGAAAACTAATGCTTTTTTGCCATTATAAAGAGTAGCATCAACTATATTAATTGCATGTCCATATTGTCCTTCTTTATCTAAAACTACAGCAGGATTAGAAAATCCCCCTGAGTTAAATCTTACACCTGCTAATAAAACTTTGTTTGTAGATTGTAGAATTCCTGCCCATATATCTATATCCAGCGGTAAGAAAACATAAGAATTTGCCTTATAGATTTGAGCAACCCATCTTTCATTTTGAGTATCATCTTTTACTCTCATTTGTTCTTCATTTAATCCATCAGATGGCATTTGCTGTTCTAAACAACTTCCTTCTTTTCTTGCAATTTCTAAAGCATTCAAATAATACATTCCTCCTCCCGTTTCTGCAACATATCCTCTTGAATAAATAAATCTTGCTGATAAAACTTCAAATTTATTCTCTTCTAAAAAGTTTTCAACTCCTAAAGCAAGAGCAATTGCGAAAGATACACAACTTCCTGACCCATTTTGATTTCTAATAGGTAAAAATCTTCTCCATTGCGAAGGCTTTTTCTCAACCCAATTGGGAGAAGGATAGGCCTTAAAAATTTCCTCCGTATGGTAGTTCCTTTCGTCGAGGTATTCTCTTTCGTCCCCCAACCAGCCGTACCCGAATTGTTCCTTCTTGAAAAGTTTTTTAATAAATCTCCACATTTTTATGGTGTCAAATTAGACGAAAATTAACGTTCTCCAAAATTCTGTTCCTGAATGCCTTCTGAAGTAAATATATTCGGCTCCATCTGGAGTTCTAACATAACATAACCCATCTCCGACAACTGCCGTTCCACCAGCATATGGCCAAACTCCACCAGGATACATAGTTAAGGTTGCTAAATCCAGATAATACATCCTATGTGTGTTATCTTTTTGTATCCAAATCCTTCTGCGAACTGGGTCATAAGCAGTAGTTGTTCCCGTTGTAAATGTTTCTGTTGCTGGAACATAAGTTACCGTTGTCCAAGAGTTTCCGGAGATTGAATAGCTGTAAAGGGTTGAAGTTCCTGCTCCTCTCAAAACATACAATTTGTCAACGTCTCCTCCTGTTCCCCAGTCCCAATGGATTGCACAACCTGCTCCTGCTCCTGCTGGAAGTCCTGCCAAAGTGGTCCAAGAATTTGCAGAAATGGAATATCTAAAAAAAACCGTTGAGCCGTTCCCAATTAGATAGATATAGTCATCATTTCCCGAAGTATGATAAGCAGTGCAGGTATGAACCAAACTTGCATCAGTTCCCCATTGTGCTGATAACGAGGGAACCGCTCTTGAAGTCCAAGTATTGTTTGCAATATCATAATAAGCGAAGACAGCATAAGGAGATGATGATAATGGTCCAAACAACCAAATATAACCCCGCGTGCCTCTCGATGGGTCAAAAACCATTGCAGTTCCGGCACCAAAGGTAAATGATGGAGGGTTTGCCAATTGTTGCCAGCTATCGGTCCAGATATCGTATCTCCAGAAGGAAGTTGCCGAAAAAATGAAATAAATGAACCTATTATCCCCATTCTCACTATTGCACATACAGGAACCTGTGGATGCGGAAACAGGCAAGAACCTCAACCATTGGTATACTGGCAAATCTATTCCTGGTTTTAAATTATGTGAGAATGCCATATTTAAATTTGTTGGTTATTTTCTAATGCAATTAATCTTTGGATTTCCTCGTCCGCCAATCGGTTTGCTTCTTCTTTTGTCATTGGTTGCCAACCCCCAACTCCAGGCTTGAAATCTTGAATAATAACAACTACACCATCTTTGAGAATTTTGTAACCATATCCTTTGTTGGTTTTAAAAATCTCTTTGCTATACATTTCATTACACAAAGGTGAATTTCGACCTTTGACACTCGTTGTATTCTATGAATGAAAGTTGAAATTGGATGTTGTCATTAGAATAAGTAGGCATCATCCAAGTTCCAGACTGCCCCATTGTCCAGGTTCCGGATTGGGTTACTGCCGTTGTGGGAGCGCTTTCTACAACTGTTCTTAATCTATTAGCAGAATCAATTGCCAACCTCCCCAATGGACCTTGAATTAACATCTTAAAAAGCTGAAGCAAATCATTAAGGGTATCTTCTGAAGCTCTTGATGACAATGGTAGATCGAAAAATTGTTCTATCACTGCCCTTATCGCTCCTAAATTGCCATCCTCTAAGGCTGGATTACCTGGTATTCTAGCGGTGAACTCTTTAATTGCTAAAAGGGTGTCTTCTGTGGCTGGCAAATTAGGGTCCTCATAAAAAATCATCAACTCGTCTGTGGGGCTCATATTCGTTGTATCATAATTTAAGGTCAAAACGTTATCACTGACACTTCCTCCCCTTGATGGGTCAGTGAAATTATAGATTATCTCGTTCCTTGTTACATTGACAACCAACAGAACCCTCTTCAATTCAATAGAATCATAATCATTAAAGGTTATCGTCTTTTTCTCTGGATCGAATGTGTAATTGTAAATAAGCTTTTTCATTTTAACCCAAGGCTATTGAATAAATTATAGCATCTGTTGTTTGGCCCTTAGAATTTATTTTAACATTTGCACGGCCCTCTTGTTTGTTCTCGGAGAAATCAAAAGTTATATTGTCTCCCTGCAAAAAATTCAATTTTGAATAGACTCCCTTTTTCGTATTGTCCAACAAAACCTCAATGCCGGAGGCGGATGGTCCGATGATGCCCGGCGATTTTAATATTCCTTCTCTGAAAAACTCTATTTCTTTTTCGTATTTGTTTATTTTTTCTTTTATCTTCTCCAGTTCTTCCAGAATCTCTTTCAAGGAGCTCTCGAAAAAGTCTTTTATATCAAGGGCTTCTCTTTCGCTTCGATGCACCCTATTGTCAAACTCTGACAATGTTTTTTGGATACTTGCAATTTGTGTGAGCAAATTTTCCTTGTTCTCCTTGTCCGCAATCCTTAAATTTTCAACGTCCTGATAAAGGTTTTTCAGTCCTGAAACAACTTCCTGGAATTGGGGAAGTTCCTCGATCTTCTCAAGCCTGGAGATTTTTTCCTCGATGGATCTTAGTTTGTCCGCCAGCTTTGATAGGATTTTTTCAGTGGCCTTTGTCAAAGCTTGAAAATATATTCTTTCGTTGCTATTTGTCATAGTTCCTCGATTTTCTTAATGAGTTGTTGAAGCTGATCTATTTCTGATGATTGTTCTGACCATTCTTTGGGCATTTCCCTTCCAAGGAAATTATACACAAACCTTATTCTTTCCTCGAAGTTCTGTGGATAATCGTTCCTTATCAAGTCAAACGCCCTTCTATAAAGCATCCCGGGGAAAACGAACGTTTTGCCGTCGGAAAGCATGCTGTCTATCACGTAGAAGTTCTCCTTCCAGTTGTCTCCTGCATAGGTTATAACCGCCAAATTGTGGTCAAAGCCAGCAGTGTAAAGTTTTCCGTTCTTCTTATAAACATCCCATAACCACACATTCGGATTGTTTTCGTCTGCTATGATACGCGCATCTCTCATAATCAGATGTTTAAAATTCCTGTCTTTTATTTCGTTGAAAACCCTAATGGAGTTTCCGAAGGGCTTCACGTCCCTGTCAAAAAGATACTGCTTGTTCATGATCCTTTCGTAGTATTCAGATACACTGTTAAATGTTGAAAGTTTATCAAATAAGGCCGAAAAACCTTCCCTGCCACTGCAGAATTCCGTGAAGTAGAAGGCGTCTCTGCTTGGAGAATACATGACTCCCGCATCCCATACCACCATCTCGTTTTTCCTCACCCACCTGTCTATAGATGGTTTGAAAAACAAATCATAAAGTTTTTGAAAAGCTGGCTCGTCTTTGTCGATCCAAAAGATGAAGCTCGCAGCATCTCCTGTCTGAAAGCCAATATTTCCAGCTCCTATCGGCTTGTTCTCGATGTCGATGTTTATGCCCACGATCTCGCCGTCGAAGGTTATGATTTCCGGTATGAATTCGATCATATCCTCGATCTTCTCCTCCAAAATGAAGCCTTCGCTTTCGTAAAGCTTCTGGTTGCCTATCATTACGTCTTCCAGTTCGTCATAGGCAATCTGTTTGTCATTCGACATCGGAAAGTATGTTGGCGCTTCGGGATTGAAGCCTTTGATCCCGTAGATCTTCTCGCTTTTCTTGAGGAAATTCAATGCCTCCTTGATGCTGTCGAATTCCTGTATATCCTGCTGTGAGAAGATGTTGTATTTTCTGAAAACGTATTCTTTTGCCTTGTTCCTGTCCTCCTCGAATTCGAAATCCTCCTTTGTGGGCAATAATCCTTTGAAACCCATTTTCTTTAGCTTCTCTGCGTAAGGATAAACATAATTGAAATCGCAAATCACGAACCACTCCTTGGGGTTCTCCTTCCTCATCTTTTCGATGAGCTCATCGGCGTCAATTTTTTCGATCACTCCCTCATAAAGGGACAGTCTCCTTCTCGTTAATTCTTCCTCCTCTTTAGGCATATGCTCCAGCTTTTTGACTTGTCCCATTATAACATCGTTACCCTCCAAAAGGAGTTTGTAGAATACTGGAAGGCCATGGCCGTCGTATGTTAAGCAGACGTATTTCATTGTTTGATCCCAGGAGTTGTTAATTTCGCTCCTTCTTTTTTCATCATTTCGTGGAATTTAATGAATTCTTTCTCTACAGCGTCTGTTAAAATCTTTCTCTCTCTTAAAATTTGAACCAATAAATCGATTTTATCGTCCGATAATTTAGGAACAATATCCTTAAAGTATTTGTAGAGGAATTTTGCCCTTTCGTCTACGCGCAAATCCTCTATGCCATAAGGGATTGATATTGGCAATTCTTCCGCTTCCTTCCTTTCCTTTCTTATTTCGAGGATCTTCTCCTTATAATCGTCTGGCAATTCCTGCCATATCTGCTTGAACTCCTCGTCCCTGTTGTTCTTTGCCAAAAGCTCCAGAAAGATTTCGGCAAACCTCAAAGCGGCGTTTTTGGCATTTAAGTCCTCAAAATGATAATCCCTCAAAGCCCTCATGATTTTCATTCCTTCCTCGATATCTCTTTCTGTCAAAACTGTTTCTGCTTCCTCCGGTTCTTTCCCTGTCAAGAACTTCTTAATTTTTCCTCCAATGCCTAACCTTGTCCAATCAACCCATTTCTCGATGTCCTCAAGCTTCATTTTCCCTTCGGCGTACAATCTCCAGGCTTTCCTTCTTCTTCTGTCTATTTCAAGCTCTTTTAGGGCCAAAGAGAGTGGCATGCTTGTTTGGCTGATCGGATAAGGAGCGAAAACCTGCCAGCGGTTGTAATCCGCCTCTCCTCCAGCGTTCTCGTATGCCTCAAGTGTCTGTCTTAAGAAAGAAAGATTTTCCTTTATGGGTCCCCAAAAATCCTGTCCTGTTTTCCTATAAACCGGATCGACAAACTTGGATATTGTTCGCAAAAATGATGTCAAAGGAATGTATTGTCCCAATGTTCCTCCCAATATTCCTGATACGCTGTAATCCTCCTCTCCGGATAAAACCTTTCCCCAAGCCATCAGGCCCGTCAAGGATGTCTGTGACAACAGGAATCTCGCTGTCGCAAATGATATCGCGGCCAACGTCTCGTCCAATCCAGCGCTCCATTTTGGCTGCCTTTCCGTTAAAGCCCATTGGATTGCGGCAGGAATTGCCATTGCTAATCCGTATGGCCCAAAATACAAAAGGGGGATGTCGTATCCCATTATGTTGATTGACATTGGTCTTCTGTGCTCATAAAAAAGCGCCCTTTCTTTGGGATCTGATGGAGGTAGCCAGGTGGTCCTTCCGTTGAATGCCCATATCGCCGCGGTCCCCATCGCCATTGTCCCCAGGATCGCCTGTGTCAATTTTTCAGATGTGTAATTGTCCCTTGCAAATCCCAGTGGAGAATGTTCCAACATCGCTATTCCGACATCTATCGGAGTTCTTATAAATGGTACAACCATTGCCAAACCATATCCCAACATTCTTTCTCCCCTTGTTTTACCATTTAATAATCTGTCCCTCGTGTTCATCAATTTTTCTCCCAGAGCATCAAGGGCCTGCGAAGCATAGCTTAACTCTTCTCTTTTAAATCCCAATGGTCTCCTGACCAAATAATCTTCGGCAATTTCCTGCGCTCTTTCCATGATTTCCTTTTCCACCTGTGGAGTTATTTTTATCCCCTTTCTTTCATACATGCTTCTCAACCTCGCCTCTTCGCCGGCAGCAATCAATGTTGAAAAGAACTTATCCGATGCCTCCATAGCATTAAGGATACCTTGGTGAATCTTTAAGAAAGCGGGAACACTGTTTTTATATCGTGCATAATTTATCATCGTCTCGAACATTTCCGGGTCTTTTTTGGCCAAATCCATAAATTTTTCCGAGGATCCTGCTCCCTCCTTCAGTATTTTCCAAAAAGTCTGAAAAGCAAGGGTTGCACTTCCCAATGTTTTTTTCCATCCCGCCTTGATATCTGAGAAAGTAATTTCCCTTTCCGCGGCATTCCAGGGATGCCTCATCCACTCTATGATTGCCTGCGTTGGCAAAACAAAAACGTTCCTGTTTATCAACTGAGAAGCGTTGAAAATGGCGTTCCTGAAATGGGTCGCTGGCCCGGAAAGCATATTACCGTACCTGAAAATGTCAAGTTTCTCCCTGAAGGTTAATGGCAATTGTGGAGCAATTTCTTTCTCAATCAATCTCATCAATGCCTCCTCCTGCTTCTTTGGATTATCAATATTGGCAAAGATGTTCCTTGCCTTTTCCTTTATGTCCTTCAGGAATTCCTCCGATAGTGCTATGTTCCTTTTCTCGGCCATTTCTCTGACAACATCGACAAACTTGTTGGCCCCCCAGGTGGCACGGAAGGCAGGAGATGTCCCGAAAATTTTGGCAACTTGCCTTGCGGTCTGAAGCGTATAACCGGCTATTCCATAATGGTGGATAACGTCCTCCATCAACTGCATAGCCCTTACTTTGTTCCCCGCCTCCCAGTATGATTCCGAAAGCAGAATCATTTTCACCAACTCGATCGCCTGCCTCGCGGGGTCTCTTGGCAGGTATTTTTGCCACCTCAATCCCACTTTTCTGTACGCCTCCTCTAACGTTTCATACTGAGAAAACTCTGCTATTGCTCTTTCAATGACTTCCCTGTTTTTCAACGGGGTGTAATAAACCGACAACTCGTCCAAATGATTTTGGAATCTTTCCCTGAAGGCAGGATTGTTTTCCCACAAATTTTTGAAGAAGCCTCTTAATCTCAATTTCCTGCCGTTCTCGTTGATTTCTGGCCTAAAAGGCAAGTCATCCAATGGAGGATTTTTGGGTGGCCTTGGAGGAATGGGAGGCTCTTTCGCTCCTTCTGCTGCTGTTTCGGCAACTGTTTGTGGTTTTTCCATTGGCTCTTCGACAAATATTCCAGCCTTTAATTCCTTCATTTCTTTCCTGATTTGCTTCAAATCCACTCCCAATTCTTTTCCTATGGCGTCAAACTTTGATTGCAACGTTTTTCGTATCATTCCAGGCTTATTTACGTTTACCAAGCTTTCAGCGATATCATCAACATATTTGGAGATTTTCGGATGGTGCAGTTCCGGAATTTCCTTTAAAAGGATATCCTTTATAACATTCTTATCTGTTGTTTTTGCCAATTCTTTCAAGGTCTCTCTTCGAAGCAGAATTTTGCCCGCCCTTCCTTCTCCTAAGGGCACATAAGCGTCCACGGCGGTGAATCCTAAAAACGCCAATGAACCCAATTTGTCTCCCCATTGTTCCCCAAAGGTCTTTCTTCCCCATTCTTTATATTTCGCCCATTCCATTTCAAGAGGAGATAAAGATTCTTCTCCGAACAAAAACCTTCCAACAACACCCAATTCCTCTGGTCTATATTCCCTGCCTGCTCCAATCAAACCTATTTTCGCTCCCAGCCTTAAAGTAGGTCTTATTGTCCAATCCATAACAATATCTAATGGAGATTTCGATTTCACTGCCTCCTCACCCAAAAACCATTTTTCTATTCCAGCTTGGGGAACAAACGTTTCTTCCTTGCCCGTAATTTTACTTTTTAACCACAAAAACGCACCAGCTCCTTCTCTAGCAATTCCCTGAACCAAGGAGTGAACCATGTCTCCGACAACACTTCCTATCTTTTTTGCTTTGTTTATGAGATTTTCCTGTTCCATTTATTTTTTGAACTCTTTTAAGATATCACTTATATTTTTTGTCGTTCCTTTTGTTTTTTCTGCTTGCGCTTTCGCCTTTTCCTTTTGATATGGATACAAGCCTGCTGCCCTTGCCTCTCTTGCCCTTTGTATCTGGAGCTGTTGCAAAATCCTTTGCCTATTCAACTCCTTTTCTTGGGCAATCCTCTGCGAGTATTGTATCCAGAAGTTCAATTCATCCAAATCCAAACCAGAGTAAAGCGGACTCATCGGATCAACTAATTTCGCCAAATAATCGGGGCTGGCGGTATGCAAGGTGCCCATTTTGGCTGCTTGCTCTATTGTCTTTCTGTTCTTGTCCTGTACATATTTTATAATCTGCCATTCCTGTCCCAAAATGTTTTTGACATAATTCTCTTCGAATTCTTTTATCCTCAACTCCCTGTCCAGCATCTTTTCCAAATCCTCCCTGTCCCATCTTGTATAGGTCATCAATTTATCCAGCATTTGCTCCTTTTCATGCAATAAATCCACTAAGGCATCGTATTGATTTTTTAGAATTCCCTGCCTGAAATTCAGGACTTCGGCAACCTGGCTTTCCGTCACTAATCCTCCCACCGCTGCTGCCTCCCTCATGATATCATCCTTTGTTTGGGTCATTATCCTTTCTATGTTCCTTATGGCTGCCATCGTCTCAGGAATTCCCAGTTGGTTCATCAAAGTTTCATATTGCTGCCTATAGGTATTGACATTAGAGAGTTGAAGATACCGATTGTAATGTTCGTCTATTGCTCTCAAGTTCTCCTCCAATGTCTGGTGAATTAACTGGAGTATTGACTGCTCGCTCAATATTGGCTGTGGCTGTGGTTGTTGAAGGCTTTCTCTTGCCCTTTGGTTTATCTCGTCAGCGGAGGTGAATTTCTGTCCCAACAAGGCTGGCTGTTTCAATTCTTTCTGAACAACAGGTATTCTTATCTCTTTCCCGGTAATAATCAAATCCCTGCTTTTGATCGCGTCAGTTTTGTCCCTGTTCAATCTCAAGATGTCCTCGACGGAGACTCCGTATTGTTGGGCAATCTTGGTCAATGTTTCTCCCGGCTGTATCACGTGCCCAAAGAAAGGAGTGGAACCTCCCAAGGGGTCCTTGTAAATCTGCACCTCGGCTCCAGGAGGAACATTGGTAACTATCTGAGGTGCGGGTTGTGTAGTTTGTTGTAATAAAGTGAACAAATCTTGAACAAACGGGATTTGTGTAATGTCAACTTGAGAAGTTGTGTCTTTTTCCGGTTGGGGCTGGGTTCCAGTCGTAATTTGTTCTTGGGCGGTTCTGCCCTTTGTTTGCGCCTGTTTTGTTTGTTGCAACTCCATCTGGGTTGTCAAATATGCCTGAGCGCCCAAAAGTTGCTGAGGAGTTGCCCTTGTCATACCTGCAGTTGGCGGAGGAGCAACAACAACAGGAGTGGATGCTGGAAAGGTCATCCCTGGTATTGGCCCTACCTTAGCTTTTGTCAAATCGATTGTTACATCCTTGGGTTTTGTGGCCATTACGGCCTCCCATTTTTTTGACAAAGACTGTTCTTTCTCCTTTGTAGGAGTTGGTTTTTGCCTTAATTTTTCTTCGATTTGGGAAACAGTAGGAACCAAAATAGAAGGCCCAAATCTTGAAGCAACCATAGGTTCAAAAACTCCAGGAGGTAATGTTGGTTTGGTAGTTGGCGGTGGAGTTCCTCCTCCAACTCTCGGAGCGGCACTTGTTGCATACGTCATAAAAGCTTGATGAATTGTGGCGGTTGGCCTTACTTGTTGGGCCCTTACCAATGCGGTAGCCAATCCCTTTAAGAAATCCTTGATTGCGCTCTCAAGCCTTTGGTAAATTCCCGAGACAGAAGTAGAAGTAGTAGGAGCAATAGCTGGAGTTGTCGTCCTTGTCGGTTGTGTCCTTATTGTCGGCTGTGGTTTTATCTGTATTTGGGGCATATTACGTGAGCGGTGAGTAGTAAATGATGACTCGTTTAAGTCCTCCCCTGAAGGAACCGTCCGTGGTGATTGAAACCCTGACCTCGAGCCTGTTGCCGATCAGGCCCACGGTGTCAAAAATGTGATAATTGTCCATTTTGTTGCTATCAATCGTAAGTGTCTGTTCATTGAAAGTTGTTTGTCCCTGGTATTCATCTATGGCCCTCAACAGGATGTCAATTTTGTTCGTCCCTGTCGGCTTGTTCCCGTAAAAGACGTCAACCCTATTTATCATAACCCTCTTGAAGAAATTAATGATGTTGCTGTAATAGCTTGGCACCGGTATCTGCGAGAAGCTGTTCACCCCGTTGTTTGCTTCGTATGAGTTCATCCCCTCGTTCGGCAAAACTAACCTGTGGTAGATCTTGTCCGCTTCATTTGAATTATAAAACACCCTGAGGTTCTTGGAAAGGTCCAGGACGCTCCAGACACCGTAAATCGTATTTGTCAAATCTAAAGCGTACAAGGCCATTGTTTCCTTTTCGAAGAGGTTGTACAGGATCAAGCAGTTGATGCTTAAATCCTTAATGACAGCAGGAAAAATTATTAAGTTCCCATACGAAGTTATGCGGTATTGTGGCAAGAATGTCTCGTTGATAACTATGTTCGGCAAAACATCAATCAGTCTCAGGGTATAGCCCGCAAGCTCGTAAATATACGTAGAATTTCCGTATCTCACGAAAATGAAGAAGGCACCACCATAGACTACGCTTCCGGAATAAATACCTGGCAATCTGATGATGTGGAATGGCCTGTTCTGGTATGAGCCGTCCCATAAAAACATATACTGCTCCGTAAAAACATTAGCATCGTTGGCAATTACTACCAGAAACCTGTTGTTGTTGTTGACGATATCCTGAATGTCCTTGTTCTGTCCGATGTCTAAGCTCCCTATCTGACTAAGTGAAGTATTATAAACCTTTATCAGGTTCCTGTATGCGTTCTCGCTTGCCGCCTTGTCAGCCACATAGAAGTAAACATTGAATGTCAGGCCGAATTTGGGAGAGACAAATCCACTTGTTGTGTCCCAAGTTGTTCCTGTTGATGTCTCTGAAATTGAATAAATGTTTGTTTGTGATGGATTAATAAAGAAAATTTTTCCAATAAATTTTGCCAATGTGGTTTCATTTTGGAAGGTTGTTAATGTTGCTGGTTGCCCGAAATTCCTTGCCACTCCTGTCTGCGATAGGGCGAAAACTTTTCCTGTTGATGTAGCGATGTAGATTATCCTGTTGTCATTGGCATTCGATGGCGTCATATAGGCAGTTGGATATCCGCTTCCGGATGGCAGGCTGATTGCCGTTGATGGCAAATGAGATAAAAGAGGATACGGCTTGTCTCCATAGTCCAAAAAGGAAGGATTGTCTGCAAATTTAAAAAGATAGGTTGGCGACAAAACCAACCTGTGCAATAAATCGCTATCGAAGGAAACCTCCCTTTTCACGAAACTTGACTTGCTGAAATTGTCAAGGACAAGAACCCCGAATTCTGATTTTGTTGTCTTTTTTCTCCCCTTTGGCATTAATATTTGCACAAGACGTTAATCTGGCTGTTGTCGTCCGTTGTTGTTGACTGGATGTAAATCACCCCGTTGTCCGTGTATGCCCTCAAGAGCCCAACCGTTGTTCCTATGAATGTCCTATGCGTCGCTATCACCACCGACGTTGTTTTCACTCTTGGATCGTAAATGACCGCTGAACCATTTTGTAATGTCACTATATATGCGCCAATATAAGTGCTATCTAAAACTGATAAATCCTCATAGTCCAAAGGGAAAGCGAGTCCTCCCCTCTGTTTGACCTCCTCCAATGTTGTTTTTTGCTTTATTTTCTCGTCCATTTTTAATATTTCCGGTTAATTTTCGCCTCTAATCTGCTAATCCTCTCTGTTAATTCTATGACAATGTCCTCCAGTCTTTCCACCCTATTTTCCAATGACTTCAAATGGTTCTCCTCGATTTCCTGGATTTTCTTGCCCAAATCACCACCATTCTTGTTTTTTGCAATTTCAGCCATTTTGGATAAAACAAAATATAAGGCTATCAAGATTGCTGTTCCTCCTCCATATTGAACTGCTAATTTTAATAATTCTTGTTCCATTTCATCTTATAAAAATTAATCGACGCCTTGTTCCGATAAATACAAGTTCCTCTGTCCCAACGCTTGTTGTTGGTTCTGGAGAAGTGTATTTGCGAACAAAAATCCAATCAAACTTTCCTCCATTTTGAGCTCTGAGTCTTATGTAACCTTGAGAAAAATAAGACCATGTTTGAGTAACAGTACCTAAAGTTGGATTGGACGTTCCCACAGTAGAATCAACTATCCAAGATTGCACAACATAATAAGTATTTAAACTTCCTGCAACGCTTCCACTAATATGAGTCTCACTACCCCCAACATATTTTTGAAGCTGTATCCCCTCTGAAGCATAAGTACTAATTCTGCCATTGTAATAGTTATTAGAATCAACATACCTAAAATTGGTATCTAAATCGTAGTCAGAAGTTATCATTCTTCTATCTTTCACCATTATGTTTCCTGAAAAAGATGTAGAACTTATCACGTAGCCCCCCGCACCCAGTATCAATTCTCCATTGGAAACGGAAGCTCCGCTAGATGAAGACCATTTAGCTGGATTTAAGCTTGATCCTGTAAAATCGTCAAAAAAATCAAAAGTATTATCTCCGTTACTTAAGCTTGTTGCATTTGGATTTCCATAATAAACATAAATTGTTTTTGTTGAGTTTGCAGGAATTGAAGGAACTTTTACCCATATATAAGTTGAACTTGTATTTATTCCACTTTCTACCCAATAATTTAACAAAGTTGTTCCATCACTATCAGTAAATCTTATATCTCCCCCATCACTTCTCATTTTCCCAGCAGAAATCAAAGAAGCAGTATCTAAAGTAGTCAAAATTTGATAATTCGTCAAAGAACTTGAATTATTTGAATTATTAATCGTAATCGGTCTTCTATATCGCCAACCAGCAAGCACACCCATTATACCTCATTTGTATATGACACCAAGGCTTTGCTTGTTGTCACATACTTAATGATAATTTCCATTGTTTTATTAGCAGTTGTAGAAGTTGGCAGGGCTTCGCCAATCCCAATATAATGAGTTCCCCAGGATATTGATTGCGCCGTCCCATTATCGGTTATGTAAATCACAAAAGTATCTCCAACAGAAGGATTATTCGCATTATTAATTGTTATCGCATTTGCCAAAGCAGTCACATAATACTCGTCATATTGAGATTTGTCAGGAGTAATCGATGATGGAGAAGGTGCTGTTGATTGCCTTGGTAAAATTCTTTTGTTTGATAATGTTTGAGTATCTGTTGTTCCAACAACATCTCCTGAAGGTGGAGTTTTTGTGGAATAAACATCTAAATTGGAACTTCTTGGCTGATAATTCCCTATTGGCTGGTAAATTGTATCAAAAAATGATTTCAAGGCAGACTTAATAGAAGCCCAAGTAATTTTCTTGGTTACTAAATTTGTCATGTCAACAATCAGCTGAACATCACTATCTTGAGGATTTGTGTATGATGGCAATTGTGATATCTTAGGCATCCTGCCAAATGGTTGATGGTTTTGTCAAAGCGTCCGACCAAGACAAGTTTGTTTGCTGTTCCGTGATTAAATTGTCATTTGTTTCTGTCAATAAATTTTCTCCATTTTCTGTTATTATCGTGTCCCACCAATTGAAGTCCTCCTCTCGCCAAACCGTTGATGATTTCGCCTCCTCAATCCAATTGGTTGTGATAATATTTTTTCTGAATGGGCTGTCCTTATAACTTCCTCCCAAAGGTTGTGATGAAATTGTTGTAATCATTGTTTCACAAGCCGATAATCGCAGTTATCGGGACTATCAAGCCTATTCCGTCCGCTCCCTTGTATGTTGTGCCTCCTCCCCCATCCAAACCTCCAGAAACATTAAATGTCACATCCGTTCCAGTTTTCGTTCCCCTGTAAGCAATTAGAACGCTTCCTCCTGCTCCTCCACCTCCATTTCCAGCTCCTCCAGAACCGGCAGAGCCATTAGAACCAGAGGCATTAATAGTGAAAGCTGAGGAGACGGTCAAGTTTCCGCCCACCAAAATTAGCAAACCTCCACCTCCTCTACCCCCACTACCAGGAGTTCCAACCAATGATGTACTGCTATCGTATCTTGTTCCTCCAGAACCGCCACCTCCTGGCAATGGCAAAAACGCTCTTGGAACAAATGAAGAAGTCACAAAATAAGGGGCCCTTGAGTATCCACGAGCATAAAAAACATTATGCGCGCCTGTCGCTGAAACTACTAGAAAACCAAACTCTTCCCTATTAGGGCTATCGTTAACAGAGGAACTACCGCCAGAACCATGAAGGGGACCGAAATTACCACGAGGACTAGAACCACTTACTGTTCCAACCCCTATTTTTACTACTCCACCGCCCATCAAAAACCATCCACTTCCAGCTGTTTCTCCTCCACCGCCTAGTCCTCCCAAATTCCTCAAATCAATCGTATTAGAAGCATTAGAGGTTAATTCACAATCTCCAGCGACTAAAAAAACAATCAAAGTTCCACTATTATGGGGATTAGTAAAGGTTAAATTAGCATTTCCTGTGATTTTCAAATTCCTGTATTTTTTTATGAAAACCTTGTTGCCTCCCAAATCAATTGTTGTTGTTCCTGCTGAGATTATCAAATCCCCGTCACTTCCATCACCAAAGTTGTATTGCATGAAACTTCCCAGGTTTAAATTTATCCATTGGTTACTTGCGTCATCACTAATACCGGTAAAATTTAGGAAATTCAATCTTGCTCTTTGTCCTACCAATATCCCGTTACTGTAAACTTCAATCGTTTGTAAATCCTCATAGGTCTTCTTCGTTAACGTCAGCATCATCTTGTAGGTCTTTCCCGGCAGGTTGTGGTTCTGCGCCGTTGTCCCCTCCTGTCCCCTTAAAATCGTCAATTGGTCTCCTGATTTTGCGGTTACTCTTACAATTTCCTTATATGGGTCATCTGATGGGTCCGAATAGTCCGTAGCATTCCACCAAACCAAGTTATATTGCCCCTCTGTTGCGGGATCCGGCAACTTGTTCCCTTCGCCCAACGCCAATTGGATAGTAGTGGCAGTGCTGTCATAACCCTGATTGACAATCACTTTAGCAAAGTTTCTCACTGGATCGAAGGCCATTTTTTATCACAACCATCCTTGGTTAAAGTAATCGACTGTTTGAACCTTGATTGGTTCTATTGTTTCAACCCTCAAATCATCAATCATTTTCTGTATAAAAGCCTCATATAGTTCCAATTTTCTGTTTGCTTCCGGATGTCCTATTTCCTCAAAATACCTGAAGGCGTTCCCGTAAGCAAAAACCTCCCAATAGTTCTTCAGGATTGCCGGGAGTTCGTCAGACATTGAGGTGAATTCCGGTTGCCTTGGAATGTACCAAAGCCTTATGCCATTTACCTGGGTTGCTGTTGCTTGAGGGAAAAGAAAAATCTGTGAAGCAAACAGATCCATCAATGGCTTTGACTTTGGCTGAGATTGCAAAAGATTGTAAAACTCAAAGGGAAGATTTGCCAAGTCTGTCTGGTTGACCTTCACCCATTTGGTATTGTCCGTAGGATCGTCATAATTCACCTCCACCCTCAAGATTGTCAGCATATCAATTGGCAATTGGTAGTTTGGTTGCCCCACCATTAAATCGGTCTTTTTGACTGTCCCGAAAACCTCTATTTCCTCCTGAGCCAACCTTCTTTGGATGTCTAGATAGGTCTCATTTGTCAAATCCAAAAGCCTTGCATCTGGCAATGTTACCGTTGTTGTATTTGTAAGCCTTCTTGTCTTATCAAAGATTTTTTGCAAGATCATATTGAAAGGTTCTTAATGTGAGGATGGGACGGGGAGCAACCCCACCCCATCCTGAAAATTAGGCATAGAAAGCGTCAACAGCAAAGGTGAAGGAAGGAGAGGTTCCTCCGATAACCCATTTGACCCTCCAAACATTGGAGACAAGAGAGGTTCCGAGAGAGTTGGCAGCAACTGTTCCATCGCCAACAGAAGAAGTAATTCTGTTGTCTGCCCCAACAGAAAGATTAAGGTAATGTGGGTTTGTCAATGCCCCTGTGACTTGCGGAAAATGGGCAACATCAACAAAGGTGGAGCCACCATCTAGGGATTGTTGGAAGTAGACATCTAAAGTTGGAGAGGTTCCCGAAGCGGCTGTTACGCTCAATCTTATCAAAATATTTTCCATATCCATATCGTTGATGACGATTGCCCCGCTATCCCCGCTTGATGTTCTTGCCGCTAAGGGAACCAAGTTTCGTGTTTTAAGCGGTCTTCTTAGGGCCATTTTGGACAAAAAGAGTTAATTATGACCATTAAAGGGGGGAACTGGCTCATCGCCAGCCCCCCCCCGATCAGATTATAGAGAAGATGCCGCACTTTCTACTCTAACAAGTCTTTCCTCCTGTGTTCTTGCTACTCCAATATTGGTTTTAGCACCCACTGAACCTTTCTGACCCAATGGGTTGGAAACAGAAAGATTACTTTCAGGAGGAAGAACATAGGTATTTACTTTTGATGCCAACCAATAAGAAATTCTATAAGCATCAGCAGCAATGAAAGTTGTAGGATGGACTGTAACTGTTGAAGAGAAGGTTACAACATTTGGAGATTGGACAATTCTTACGCCATCTATTGAACCAACTTCTCCGTTGAAGAGGTTTTCAGGAGCAGCATATTTGTGCATGTCAATCCATTGTCCAACAGATGTATTGGACTTGAGGTCAAAAACTACTTCAGGAGTTGTGATGGCAACATAACCACCTCCCCTGTTGGAGAATTCAGGAGCGGCATTCTTTCTCAATTTTGCAGCTGCTTGCCTTATTAGGTTGGCATCAATTAAATCTCCAGAGCCAAGAGCGCTTCTTGATGTTTTTCCTCCAGCATAGATTACATTTGTTCCGGCATTGACTACAGTTTGAATAACTTCATCAATCTTCCTTGCCATTGCCTTACCAACTTCAACGAGGGTTGTGTTGATCAAATCAAAAACAGCAGTTAAAGCGACTAAGTCTGTTAATTCCACATTGACACCGTATTGGGTTGGAGTTACATCAATGGCGTTGACAGAAACAGCAATGCTAGTTGGAGGAGTTCCCTCTGTAAGGGTTGATACAGAGGAAGTTGCGATTTTGTTGAATGTGAAGAATCTTGATGTGTAGTTACCTTGAGGAACATTAACTATTGTTCCGAATTGTTCGAAATATAGGTTTGGCTGAAGGGACTCTATGACAACTTTGTCATAGTAAATCCCCAATGCCTTTTGCGCGGCCTCAAGGTTACTTGTTGTAGTTGTAGCCATTTTGCTACATTTCCATCAGAAACCCCACAACCTGATTCACCAATCTTACCTATTCCTCTGGATAGTATAGTTTTTTGAAGAGCTGTTCCGCTTGTTCTTTGGTTAGAGCCTCTCCTTTGGGTTCTGATGGAGTAGAAGTTAATTTGCTCGAACCCAAGGAAAATCCTACTTGGGATGGTTTGTTTTCGATTGTTTTTTTGCCAATATACCTTAAAATCGCATCCTCTATTGGCTCTCCTTCTCTCCTAAACTGCATTATGTTTTCGATTTCATCGGAAAGCTCCGGGTATTTCTTGGTCACAAGGTTCTCGAGTTCCAGCCTTTCTATCTTGCTCATCAAGTTTCCTATGTCAGAGACACTCAAAAGCTCTTTCGCCTTCTTGAGTTCCTCCTCCAATTGCTTCCTTGCGTGGATTTCCTGCTCGAGTTTTTGCCTCAAGACCTTGACTGCCGGACCTTCTTCGACCTGTTGTGGTTCCCGGGAAACACTTTCCTCTTGGATTGGTTCCTCTTGTTGAAGTTGTTCTTCGCCCATTTGGTACGCTTTCCTGTCCGGGAGCAGACAGGAAAGGGAAAATTACGACTTTTGTTTTAAACACCCCATTATTACGCTTCCTTGCCCGGGAGCAGACAAGGAAGGACAAGATTGAATACTATGGAACGTAAAAGCGTAAAATTTCCTCTATAGCAAATCCTCCTCTTAACTCAACTTGCTTTCTGCAACCCTCGGAATTGCAAATCCAAGCCTTCCATTCGGGAACGTACATGTAAATCGATTGGTTGAACGTGGATTGTATCCTATACCCTCCGCAGAGACAATGGAATTGGTTGTTGTAAAAGACGTCCCTGTAATGCTCACATTCCTTTGCCGGAATTCCGCAAAACTCACAGATTCCACCAATTATTCTGGGATACTTTGTTACATTTTGGGATTGTACTTCTTGTTCGTTTTCCTTGTTTTTCTTTGGCATTTCCCAGAAATTATAAACCTTAATCACGGCCTTGTCAAATCAGTGAATTCTAGCTCAATGACCCTCATAAGATTTTCGGGCAGGTTTCTTAAAAAATCAAGAGCGGATAGGCTTTCCCTGTAAGCAATCAAAGTTTCCAATTGTGTTGGAGAATTCTCAAAATTCTGTATGACCCTTTCCCTTGTGTCCTCGATGATTTTCTGAAAAACCCTCCATTCCTCTGAAGCCGACAATGATTTCAGCCTCAAATAAAGTTCCTGCGCCCTTTCCGGATTATCAGCAAGATATTCTCTCAGTTGCTTTCCGAAGTATTCCTCGAGTAAGACTCTTTCCTCCATTATTTTTTCTTTTTCCTTTGGTGCGTCCTAATGGCTTTTTCCAATTTTCCGCTTCCCTTGCCCTTCGTGACCTTTTCGTGAGGGATTATTCCCTTAACGATGGAGGCATAGAAAAACCTCTTGCCCTCCTCTTTTCCGTATTGCTCCTGGAACTTTTTGAGTATTTCCTTGCCCCTTTTTGTGAGTGGCATAGCTTATTTGTCCTCTTAATTATGACCAAAATTTTGTTAACAAATCCTCGATCTCTTTTTCTATGTTTTCGTCTTTTTTCCTCAATGACCTTACCTTTGAAGCGATTCCTGTTTCTTGCGCTAACAGTTTTTTCCCTCTACTTTTTGTCTTAGGCGGAACCTTCAATTTCTTTTTCATTTGACCTCACTCGTTGTCTTTGGCATTAATTGACCAACCATTGACTGAATTGCTTCAGTTGGTACCTCTTGCGTTAATTCTTTTTGAACCTCCTCTGGCTGTTCAAGCTCCGGTGCCTCGAATTCCTCCTGTGCTCCCTGCTCCATGACTTTACTTCTACCTTGGAGGCCCTGCTTCCTCATAAAGTTCATCAAATGCGCCTCTATATGAAGTTTCACAACCTCGTTCTCCGTGAGTTTGTAATGTTCCTCGAGATGCTCTACATCGTTGTCGTTCTCGTCGATATCGATCCAAATTCCATCCTTCAAGTATTCGTTTTCTTGTCTTGCCTTAAGTTGATGGGGAGATGGAGGAAGTAACAAGTCTATCTGTTCCGGAGTGAAGTCCATATCCCTCAAGAGGGTTCTAACTGCGTATCTCACGTTTCCGCCTATTTGCCCCAAAACTGGGATTATTTCCGCTACGTCCCTTCTTCTGACAACTTTTTGAGGCTCTGCTACCAAAGAGGAAACAACTTCAATTGATGGATCAACCTCTGGAATGAACTGCCTTTTGCTGACCTCCACGAACCTGCTCGCCCCGTAGGAACCAATCATCTCGATCAGTTTGTAATCGTTCTCCTTCATAAATCGTTGGTGCCTCTTGAGCCACCTGTACCAGAAGTCTTTCTCTCCTGCAACAATGTTCCTCATTATGCTTGACATCAACATATCTTGCTTTGCCTTCGCCATTGCAACTTCTGTTGCCGTCTTCTTAACTGATGCCAATGAACCCCTTAAAATTCGTTGGCTTCCTGTTGCGCCTAATGCTTCATTGACGATCATCTGATAGTAAGCCAAAACATCGTTAGAAACTGCCTGTGTCTTGGGAAATGGCGCTATCTGTCCCTGAGGAGGAACTTTTGTAAAGACAATCTTGTTGATTTCCCTTGTCATCAAATCCTTGGGATTTAGAACTGCTTGGAGATTAACAAGGAATTGCGGAGTAGTATCAATTCTGATGCCCTGAAGCATGAGGTTCGAAAGATAAACCAAGATCCTGTGCGAATTCTCTAAAATATCAGGAAGTCCGATACCCCAGAAGCCGAATGGTGTTTTCTGGTAGTAATAAACTACGAATGGAATTTTGCTTTCTCCATTGCCTTTGTCCTTGTAGTCAACTTTTTGGTAGCCCAGAATTGTGGAGATTTTATTGTCAGTCCATACAACCCATAATTTCCCATTTGCGTACATATACCATTCTAAAAGCTCGAGATAGGCCTGGGAGTGAAGAGGCTCTTGAGTGTAAAGTCCTTCAAGAAGAATATTTTTTGCTTTTCTTTCCAGCACGGTTTTTTCCATCGAAGCAGGATAGCTTGAACCTGCAATTTTCTTCACCATCTCGGGATCCAGCCTGCTGTCGTTTATGAGCTCGTAATAGGTCTTGTAAATGTATCTTCCCGCATATCTCGCATCATCAATTGTATTAGCGTACTTGTCAACGAAGAAGGTGAATGGTGACTGAACAGATGGCAAAAGGACTTTTCTTTTCGTGTCGTATTGTGAGACATCTAAAATCCCTGTTCCAAAAAAGATGGTGTTCCAAATTAATTCCCTCTGCACCATTGGCATATTCATTTCTTCAAAATCGAACTTAGCGACAGCGTTGGTATAAGCAACTTTTTCCTCATCTTTGGGCATCCTCGCCTTAAACTCAACCCTCATCTCATCGTTATCAATCGAAGAATAAACCTCATGGAATTGCGTATAAAGCAAATTTGAACCAACTAACAAATCACCAACTTTTTTCCTTTCTTGGTTGAGGTAAAGCCTGATGTACTCGGTCCAGTAGGTTTTCTTTGTCCTTAATTCCTGCTGGCTGTCGTTGAACTGCTCCCTTATGTTCTCCAAAATTTCCTGCTCTGTCCACTCTGCTAGGTCCTTCAATGAAAGTTCGAATTTATCGATCATTTTGTTGCGGGTCTTGTAATTCTTCGACGTAAACTGGTTGGAATTCGTATTCGTTTATTTTTTCCAGTGCTCGTTTTTGGAATTCTTCGGGAGTAATTTTAGGAAGTTTCAAGAGGAACTTGAACCTTCCAACCCATCTTGGATAAGCCAAAGCAACTGCATACAATGCATCCGCTGTTTCACGGAAGACGATCTCGGAATAAAGGTAATATTTCTGTTCGTATGCTCGTTCCAAAATCCTTTCCGCTAAAACTTTTTTCAAAAGATGAAAAAATTCTTCTTTCAAAACATAAAACTTTTTTCCATTTGCCTCAAATTCTTTTAGCATCGCAGGATTGTTCAATAAAATCTCCTTCTTAGTTATTCTTGCTACTAGCAGGTTGCTGAAGTCTTTCAACATCTGGGGCTATAAAAATATTAATATTCGCCTGATAATTTATGAAACCGAAAAGCTTCATGGCCTTCCTTACAAGCTGGATGTGCTTTCCTCTTTTCCCCAAAATTTTCGCCTTCGCCTCCTTTCGCGGACAATCGAAGATTAGGTTTACTCCCCGTAAATCTATCTTGGCCTCCTTTAAGGTGAATTCCTCTTTGTAAAACCTTTCCAGGAGTTCCCGTACCTCATCCTTGATTAGATCAAATTTCTCGCCTTCCATAAATGCCTTTCATCTCTATTCTACCATAAACTCTTTCATTTTGTCAAACTCTAGCATTGCGGATAGGTCTACGGCAAATGTCAAGGCCAAAGCATCAGCAACATTTGGAGATTTTATGCCCTTTTTCAATAGTTCTTCTTTTGGTTGAATTCTAATAACTCTATCAGATTGATGCTTATATTTGATTTCCAATAATTCATTCCACCCATTATCTTTTAAAAGTTTTCCTCCTTTTAAAATCCATTCTCTTAATCTCCAAAAGAGTTCGGCTTTTTTATTGAAAAATCTATTTGGTTCATCTGCTTTTTGTCCAAAGGATATTCCTAAAGTTCTTGAAAATAGGCCAACCTCATTTAATCTATCGTAAATTCCTTTCCCTATTCCTGTGATATCTATAACAATTCCATAAAGCCTATATTGCTTGTAAAAATCAGCAATTAAAGGTAAAATTTGCATAGTATCAGAAAGTTGTTTGTTGAATAAGATTTTTGCTATTGAATTGTCTCTTATAACAATTGTTGTTGCATCTCCTCCTGCTCCTGGATCTACTCCCAAAACTGCAGTTTCAAAAGTGTATTGATAGTCTATAATTGCATCATTTAATTGTTTTGATGTCAATAATGGTAAATAACCCTCTTTATCCTGTATGTCATCTAAAGCATACCAATCACCTTCTAATAATGCTTTTTTAGTTGGTTCATCCATATTTTTAGCAAGTTCATCATAATAGTTTTCGGGTAAATAAGGATTATCACCCTTATAAAGATATAAAACTGCGGAATTTTCCAATTGTTTTTCAATAAATAGTCTTCTTACCCATTCCTTATATGGTCCAATTGGATTAGATGCTGCTATAAATTTAACATCTTTTAATCCTGCCCACCTATTTCTTTCTACCAAAATGTCAAAGGTTTCTTTGGGAATTTGCGTTAATTCGTCTACTCCTATAAAAGCAAATTCAGAAGACTGTCCAATAAACATTATTCTTCCTCTGTGTCTGATTAAAATATTAAAATACGGAGGAACAACAGGTCCATAAATTTTCCCTTTATAATGAATTTTTTTAAAATTGTTGGTTTTATATTTTTTA